CACAACTCACAGAACTTTTGGGAAAATTTGACGAAGACGACGATTTGACCGACATTGAAGCCTTACTATTTCGATACGGAACATTAATGCTTTACATCAAAAAGAAATGGGTTTTGGAACTTATCCAAAAAATGGTAAACCGATGAAAATAAAATTGATTGGAATCTTATATTTATTTTTTACACTATATAAAATGGCGGGTTTCCAAACAAAGACTTTTACTAAATATGACGACTGGATGACTCCTCCTTCTGCGTGGGAAGATATAAAAGCATATATCCCTGATAAGATATTGTGGGAGGCTTTTTACGGAGACGGTACAAGTGGTACTCACTTGACAAAACTAGAGTTTAACGTCATTCACGAAAATATTAACTTTTTCGAGAATAATCTTGGTGAAGTGGTCGTCAGTAATCCACCTTTTACCCAAATACCTGAAGTCTTGACTAGATTGAAAGAATTAAACAAACCTTTCATTCTGATAATGCCTTCTTCTAAAATCAACACTCAATACTTTCGTAAGTTGTTCTGTGATACGGAAGACCCGATTCAAATCATTATTCCACGAAAACGGATTCAGTTTGAGAAATTAGTGAATGGACAGAAAACAGAACACAAACTCGCGTGTAATTTTGACTGTTTCTACTATTGTTGGAAGATTGGACTAGCAAGAGATATTATTTGGTTAAATTGAAAAATCTAATCTATCAAGTTAGATTATATGTTGATTTTAGGTGATTGTCTAATTGAAATGAAAAAGTTAAAGGATGATACTATTGATTTACTTTTTTGTGATCTGCCGTATAATCAGACAAGTTGTCATTGGGACTGTGCTATTGATTTGGCTCTATTTTGGAAAGAAGTCAATCGAATCTGTAAGGATACGTGTCCAATGTTTTTTACGTGTTCGACCAAGTTTGGTGTTACGCTTATTAATTCGAATCCTAAGAATTTCCGATATGATATGGTTTGGGTCAAGTCCGCACCCTGTGGATTCCTGAATGCGAAAAAGATGCCGATGAAGAAGCACGAAATGCTATACGTCTTTTATAAAAAACTTCCCCTGTTTGACCTCAGTAGCCACAAGCCTAAGTTTTTGAAAGAAAAGAAGGTTTTGCGGGATACGTGTGATAGTATGTATGGGTCTGAAACTGGAAAGGTCTTTATCTACGACGAAGACGGAAAATTACGGAACTCAGAACCTCGCTACGACCCGCCTCTTCCTGTGACGGTCTTGAGAGAAACGGATACAAACCAATGTTACGATAAAGATATAACCTATAACTACGAAGAAAGAGATGGTGCTATATATGACCCGCCTTTACCGAATAGTATTCTCGAAATTCGCAGTGAAAAAGGTAAACACGCCACGCAGAAGCCTACCGCATTGATAGAGTGGTGTTTGAAATATTACAGCAAAGAAGGCGATACGGTACTTGACCCGACGGCGGGGTCGGGTAGTACAGCAGTGGCGTGTAAAAAAATGAACCGTAACTACATCTGTATCGAAAAAGATCCTGAAATATTCAAGGTGATGGAAGAGCGAAATAAAATTGAAACGATTTTGACTCCTTGATGTGAGTATCCAACGACACCACAATGAACGACGAGACCATTCTTGACGCACTGAAGGAAGACGCCGAGGCCTTAATTTCGGACTACTTGCAAGACTTCCCAGAATGGAAAAACAACGAGAACCTGTCTACATACAAGAACAATATGATAGAGACTCTCTTTGGGGATGCGAACAAGAGGAACAGTTGGGGGGGTGTTGTAGACTACATTGAATTTTACGTAGGAGAGGGTAAGGTGGAAGGGAGTATGGAAGTGATGATTGATTACGTTGTAACAATGGAACAGAACGAGTATGTGGAGGAGGCGGTAACGGATTTGGATTACTTTAACTCGGCTTGGCGGTTTCTGGGGTTTGAATTGGTAGAGAAAGAGTGGGACAGAATGGTAGAGTCCGTAGAGGGGTTGGTGTAAACACTTAATACCTAACAAAAAAAAGGAGGAGGCGACTCTTTTTTTTTAGTCGATGAGCCGACACACTGGTCGGACTTAGCCTCATCTACACCCCCTTTTTCATCTCCAGCCATATATACGGTTGGCGTTATAACCAACAAGTTATAAGGCAAGGGTCTTTTTCTGTAGCGTTTTGAGACTAAGGTGTGTCAGGTGTGTCTTATATATATATATATATATATATATATATAATAATGACACGGTAATGGTGCGAAAAAACACTGGACACACCTTTGGACACACCCAGCCACACCCCCTAGGAAAAGGACACGCCTTTATTCAGGCAAAGAAGCGAGAAGGGTAGGCTCAACGACTTTACTATAGACGGTCGATTTCACACCACCTACCATTTTTCGTTCGGATTTGATACCATATTTCGTCATATACTTGTTAAACTTCATTTCGAAACACTTTTTACTAATCTCAAACTGTAGACCATTCTGTTTCAGGTACTGTCGGTACATTGTGTAATTGTCCAAAGCAGACCGCTCATCTCCTGTAAATTCCATCGCAAAGTCTTCCGCTGGGTCACGATTTAACTCATACAGTTGTTCCATTATCTCACTTGCTGGTATATCTTTGATGGTAATTTCACGTTTGACGGGGCGACTCATTAGGAACTGATAGAAGGCACGTTGATTCTTACGACTCTTGATAAATTCAAACAATTCATTGAAATATTCCGTATTTCCAATGTATAGACTACTCGCACGTGAATAAAAGAATCGTCGACTCCCTTCCTTGATAGGAAGCACGTTCTCAGGGTTAATGGTCATACACAAGTGGAAGTGATTGTCTTCTACTTTCTTTTTCTGACCTTTTTCTTCAATGGTAATCGTAGGGCTTGTAATCATTGTTTTTAACTTTTCAATAAACGGCATCATTTCTCGTCTGTCGGTTTCATTAATGTTTAAAAGAACCTTACCCGAGAGATGAGCGTTGAACCTTCCAAAGAGATTTTCTTTGACATCTTGAATCTCTATTGACATATGTTTACCCATTATATGAGCGAGAAATTCAAGAATCACAGACTTTCCACAACCTTCCTCGCCTTGTAAAACAATCAGTAGAGTTTGAGTACTTGGAAACTGTAGCATATTTGCGAACCAATCCAAAATAAAGTCAGCATCCGTTCCGAACAAGGCTTGGATATGATTGACCATTGGACTAACATCCGCATCACTTTCGGGTAATTTTTCAGCAGAATAACCCGTCCAAAGATTCAGGACTCCCTCGGGACATTCTACGTCGTGTGCGTAGACTCCTACGGTTCGAAAAATCTGTTTGGTTGGGTCTTTGTTCCACATTGTAAAAAAGGACTGTTTTCCAATCAGTACATTGTTAAAGTGTTGAGAACAATCGCCATTGTTAAAGAAACACAACTTATCTCCAATTTTATAAGAATAACTCACGATTTCTTCAATGTAAGATAAACGATATTCTTTTTCATATTTTTCTTTGAGTGTAGCATATAAAGCATCAGCGTTATCTGGTTTCCAATCCTCGGGAACAACTAGACTATTGTCGTGTTCTTTATAAGAGAACTGAATTTCAAAACCAACTGAAATGGCTTTTTTAGAATGTTCAGAAAGGTCTGGTTTTTCATACGACATATAACCATCGAACATTAGACACGCCACATTTTCAATAGGTAAGACATTGTGTAGAATAATGGTTTCGTAGGATGTCGCCAAATGCGACATAAAAGCCCCTTCTTTGTTCTTTGGATTGGACTCCGCCATTATCTTCTGTTTTTCAAACTCAGGCATCTTGTAGAACCGTTGTTGAATCTGTTTCATTTCTTGGTCAAACGACTTTAACCACATACTTACGTTTCCTTTGATAGGAAATTTCTTGTTGATACTTGTAATGACATCTAATTTGGAACAGTCGCCACGGGCTATAATTTCTTTACGATGTTTGATATATTCTTCCAAGTACAGACAAGGAACGTTGTGTTTTTTACACAGATTCCAAAGGATGGTAGGATGAGCGTTCACCATATCTACATCCGTCATCCCTTTACAGATGAGTCCTCGAAATTGGTAGGGAAGAGATTGGATTCCTTCTCCGTAATCACGCAGAATACCGAACTTGTCTTTCTTGGAATACGACACTTCAACTACGCCATCACGTTTGTCGTAATTCTGTAAAATCCGTTTGATGTAGGTAAAATTGAATAGTCCTACTCGTTCCTCACCTACTCCAAGATGAGTTTTAATAAATTCAGGGGACAAATTCGCCAACAGCCAACGAACCGCTCGGACATCTACCTTTTCTGTGAACTTCATATACTTCCATTAGATAATAATTTCTGTTTAAGTCCTTATTTTCCCTTAAAAGAATTGTTTAATTCAAAAAACTCCCTAAAGTTTTTGAATGAAACGAATGAAAAATCTCCTAGAGTTCTCTCAATCTTTTTTTTTGAAGTGTAGCGTTTTATAATCCATCAAAAATTGTTCAAAGAATCCATCAGGAAGGTCGTCGATAATCTCCTTGAGAGAAACCACCGCGTACAGATTGTCCTTGTACTTTTTACACACCTCATCTGGAATGTCGTATTTCTTTTTAATATTAAGTGTATTTTTGTATCGTCGATACTGTTTAGGATTTTCTTCATACTTTTGCTTCATATAGTTCGACATATACTTGTTAATGTCCGCCGTCTTTTTTTCCTTTGGAACTTCCATCTATAATATACTACGAATATTTTTTTATATCTTTTCTTCCTAAAGATTAATTAAAAAGGAATTATTTAGTTTAGTAATGTCTATTACACCATCCGTAGGAGGATACTTTATACATTTTGAAAGAGAAGGATTCGTAATGAGGCAACGAAAACGAACCCGTAAAGAGGCTGAACTTTGTCTGAAGATGATGAGAGAAGAACAGATTGTAGAATTGAATCGAGTCCGATATATATTTCATCCAGATAAAATATACATTATACGGAAGCCACCTCATTCGGATCAGAAATACAAGTGTCCGTTTGAAGGTTGAATCCAATAGGACTTGGATTAATATAATCTTTCAAAAGAGATGGATGAATGGTTGTAGGTTCAGTAGGGTATCTTATCAACTTTGGAATCTCCATATATATTGATTGAGACAAAAAATCTAAAATAAAATATTATTCTATTCAAATGGAATGTAAGGCACAAGAAGACGCTTTGCGATGGTGTTTAGCATTCAACACAGCCGTCCGACCGACACGATGCGAACCTCTTTTAAACGAACTTTCTAGGTGTTGGGCTAAAGTTTTATTATAGTGTTTTTTATATGGTGGTGTTGGACCAACGATTGTATGATGCTGTTAAACGACACGCCGACACCGTATTCGACAAACCCTCTGCTTATAAGAGTGGATATATCGTCCGTAAATACAAGGAACTCGGAGGACGTTATAGCGACAGCGATGAAGATTCTTCAAAAAAAACACTAAAACCACTCGAAAAATGGTTCGCCGAGGATTGGAAAAACGTCGCGAAGAAGGGACAGTATCCAGTCCTACGTCCAAGCAAGAGGGTGGATTCATCAACCCCCCTGACAATTTCAGAGATTGATCCAGCCAACCTCAAGAAACAGATTGAGAGAAAGCAAGTGATTCGTGGAAAAAAGAATCTACCTAAATTTTTACCAAAGTAGATGATAGGATAGATAAGCGGGGCTATAAGGGTCAGCCGTAGCCCAGTGTCGATTTCGACTTTGAAATGATTTTTTTCGTTTATTATCCTGATGTAATGTAAAATCCTCGTAACCCATCTGACCAAAATGAACCATTTTTCTCTCGGGTGTTTCTACCATATACTTCTTATCTTTTCGTGTGGATACATTAATGTTATAGCCCATTTTTTTGGCTTTTTGAAAAACTACCTTAGGGTCAGAATATTCTTGAACTTGATGAAATTTATTGATTTGTTTAGAGTCAGAATAATCCAGTAATAATTTATTCATTGTAGTATATGAATAAATTATTTTAAATCAAAACAGGTATTAAGTTGTAGTGCAAGTTGACTTACTCTTTTTTCTTTCTTCGCCTTCCACCCAACACGTAATTAGTCAATTCAGTCCCTGCTTTTGCCGCCGCCATACCCGCCATCGGGTTGCCCGTTTCAATGGTTGTCCCAATCCCCGCCATCACAGGAACGCCAACCTTCAAGATCTTTTTACTGATTTTTCCCGCATCACTCGCCAACTGTTTTAAAGAAAACTTTCCACCCATTGCGTTCGGCATCATTTCCATCAGTTCTTTTTTGCTATAATTCTTCCTACGTCCATCTACCATTCGACTCAATTTGTGGCCCATCTCTTTCATTTTTTTCTTAAGTTCAGGAAGACTTCCACCAATCGTTCGTTCTAAATCCATTGGTTTGACTCCGTGTCCACACTGACCCGACATTGCTCCTCCTTTCATCGGTTTGTAAGAAGCCCTCGCCTTTGACAAACCCTCCTTAAACGAGCATTTATTCTTTTTACAGTAGTCCAACACGTGGGTGATCCAACGAGAAACCATATATATTATTCTCTATATAAAAATTTTAATAAGAACTCTTATTTCAAGGGTTTTGTAGAATGAGCGGTAAAAGGATTGTACTTAAACGGGTTATAAGATTTTGGCTTAATCACGACATCACCTTTCTTTGTTTTTGTCAATAGACTGACGGGGTCTAATTGTGATTTTACCACTTTCACCTTAGCGTTTGTTTTGCCTATAATCGCGGGGTTGTAAGCAATCGCTTCGTCGCCAATCAAATCCTTATTTGCTAAATCATTCACAATATGACCCGACTGTGAATGACCCACAACAGACACTTTTTGCTTACCATACTTCAAATTGGTTTTTTTTAGTGTTTCCTCACTATTTTTGTATCGATCCGTCTGTGAATGTAATCCAAAAGGAATCAACAAATTATTACTCCAATCTTTCAAATTATCTGTTCCCGCAATCGCCACCACAGCCTCGCCTTTGTCATTGGTATAAACTTTATTACGTCGGGTCGAAAGTTCGTTATCTATTTTGTATCCATTCACATCTTGTACTTCTCCTTTCTTCTTATAAGAAGCGTCGACAAATTGACCCAATTCATCGGTAGAAATCGCCCCGCCCTTGTATTTATCATTCGGCATTCCAAGGACTAACGTCATTGATGGACTTACTTTCTTTGAGACAAATTTGGTTTTTTGAAACTGTTGTTTCGGGACTACCCTCACTCTAAAAGAATTACCTGTTTCTCTCACGAATGTTTTTGTATGTTTGAAATCTTCTTTGGCTTTTGATAGGGCTTCCTCTTTCGTTTTCATTTTATCATTTTTCTTATAAATAATGGCGTGTAGCACAAGAGTCATTAGTATATCAAGATAAAATTAATTTATTGTGATATTGTATATGGACTTTCACTCGTTAGGATTTTATTTGTATCTTTTGTCTGAATCGGTTTACCAAAGGTTTCTTGTGTTATACGCTCGGGTTAAACGTCTTCACTAATTGGATTTTCTGTTCTTATATCTTCCTGTAGTTCGATATCTACAGCACGATGTATTTCAATCATACCCCAACAAATATTAACCTTATCACACTTGCTTTTATAAGCAATCGCGAACAGTGCTAACACGAACCCACCCGCGAAGGTATAGAAGGAGGTCCAAAAGATTTGTTGCTCTGTATCCATTTATATAAGTGTAGTAAAGATTATCCTATTCTACTGTATGATGTTCCGTTAAAATCTACGGCAAATCTCGCAACCGTTCCACCATTCGTCGCACTTGGAGAAACGGCAATAGTCGCAATAGTAGTGGCGGCGGGATACTGTATTGCTATTGTGTTCACGGTGGATTTATTGCAGATACTATACCAATACCCGATCGCTCCCGCAGACGGAGAGGGTAATACAAAGATACGGCCCACAGCAAGAGGCGTATTGATGGTCGTTTGAAAAGCATTCGCTATTGTGAAGGTCGTCGTTCCACTCGTAACCGCATTTACCGCCGTCTTTTCCAATAGACCGCAAGGGTTTCCAGAGGCAAATGTAGTTGGTGCTAAATTACGACGGAATGTAATCGGGTCAGTTGATCCCGACCCAATGGTTTCAACAATTTGATTACTAATGGTCAAACTGTATGCGGTATTACCAACAAGTAAACTGCTTGTAAGACCTCCAATAGGGTCAACAACTTTGAGTTCTATAAAATTACTTGTCGGTATGCTATCTATATACATTGTAATCGTATTTTCGGGCAAACTTTCGGCAAGATTGCCGTTAGATATAATGACTTCCTCGCCGTTTGCTCCACCCAAGTCTATTTTATTTATATTTGCGGTATAAGGCGGGGACTGAGTAGCATCACTAAACGCTTGTAAGATTGCTCTTGACGGAACTGCCCCATCAATATTTCCCGAGTTGAGTTCTAATCTTGCGTATCCAGTTCCAGAAGTTTGATTGGCGGAATGAGTTTGAATGACGGTAGTCGCATTATCAACCCCTTCTATCAAGACATCTTTCACCCACAATTCTCCATCACCCGTATTCACAAGAGTATTATTCACATATACCTTACCCAATCCACTTAACGAACCGTCTATCGCTGTTAGATTCAGATTACCATCCGTTGTTTTTATATTAATAAAGTCGTCCGCCAAAATATCTATCGGGTCATTCACAGCGGTCATCGTAATAAAATCACTCGCATTCAGAGAGAACCCACTACAAGTAGAAGTCATATTCCCGCTTGAACTTAAAGCAAGGGTGGAATTGGTTGAAGCAATCGTAAAATCATTTGAGCCATTTGAAGATATTGTATCAGCGGAAAAAGTGGTCGTTTGAGGAATATTGGTATCCGCAATGGTTAAACTAGTTGGATTTACGACAACACTATTGTCGCCCAATACAGCCGAAAAGGTTTGAGCGTTTACAGTTCCTCCCGATAAAATATCGTTCGTATTCATATCGATATCACTCGCCCCTGCACTGTTCCCAGCAATAAGCACAGCGGTTAAATCATCGGCAGAAACCACAGGCGGATACGCCAAACTGTTAATGGTTGTAAGGTCAATGTTATTCACTTGTAAAATGTCATTTGAGTTCATATCTATATCCGTTGCTCCCGCACTGTTCCCAGCAACAAGAACTTGTGAAAGAGTATCACTACCTACCACGGGCGGATAAGCCGACCCGTTAATCGTGAGTACATCGAGATTATTTAGATTGGTTATATCTAGACCATTTGCATCATCTCCCGCTGTCAATACATCTTCCAACGTTTCGGTTTGTGCTATAATGGCGTTGACTTGGGCTTGGAGATAGTTTAACCGATTTGTTAGAGTGAACACTGAAGTAGCCATATTGTATAAACGATAGATATTATATTTGAATCCTTCATTTTATTAAAAATCTAATAAATGATTTTATATAAATAAAAAATCTAAAGTAATTATAATGTCAGAAATCACGATAAAGGATAGTTCCAAAAAACTCTATCAGTCGAATCTAAAACGACTGAATGACAATCAAGAACCAACAGACTACCAATTCCTCAAAAACACAACCAAAATCTTGGATAAGATTAAACATTTGAAAGACAACACAAAACGAACCTATCTTATCAGTATTGTCTCGGTTCTAAAAGATCAACCTAAATTCAAGAAACCCTTTGATATTTATTATCAGATGATGATGGAATTTAATAAAAATTTGAAAACCAATACAACGAAATCCGAGACACAGAATGAAAATTGGATGGAACAAGAAGAGATTAAGAAACTTTGGGAAACAAGCAAAGCAGACGTAATAACAATGACAAAAGGAAAACGAAAACTCACCGATACAGAATTCGAACAACTTACCCATTATCTCGTGCTTTCCTTGTATGTTCTGATTCCACCTAGACGTAATGATTACCTGAAAATGTTGGTCTTGCTAGAACCCGCTGAACTAAAACCAGACTACAACTATTTAGATGTGAAAAACAAACAATTTATCTTCCAAAATTTCAAAACAGACAAAACCTATAAAACTCAGACCATTGATATTCCAAAAGAACTGATGGATGTGATTACGTTGTACTTGAAATTTCGAAAAGAGAAAACGAATCAAATGCCGTTCTTGATAAAGCCCGATGGAACACCTTTTGAATCCATCAATGCGGTGACTCGAATTCTGAACAAGATCTTTAAGAAAAAGATTAGCGTGAGTCTCTTGCGAAATATTTACCTGACGGATAAGTATTCAAAAGAGAACAAAGAAAAAGCACTTGATGCGACAGCAATGGCTACTTCGGTCAATATGATAGATAATAACTACACAAAGACAGATTAAGGAAAGAAATCGACGACCAACACATCAGATGGTTTACCCGTTTTGGCTTCTTGTTTTTCAATCAAGGCTTCCATCTCCTTGAATCCCATTCCTTCCTTGATACATTCAATAAAAAACAAAACCCAACGACCACACGTATTTATATTAGGAGTATCCGCCTGAAATTCAAATTCATTTTCGTGAACAGTAAATCCTTCTTCTCTCGCACTCTTATACAATCGTTTGACTTCGTCATTCTCTTGTCCGAGCATCTTCCGAACAAAAGTAGGAATCATATTGATACTTTCTTTAGGACTCATACCATATGAATCGCACCAGAATACATCATTACCACGACGAACAAGGACACACCAATGACCCTGATTACGCTGTGTCTCAACGAGCAATATTTTATAATCGAAATTAGGTTTCTCTAGTAGTTGTCCCATTGTTCTATATTTTTTGAGTTCTTTATAGGTGATCAAATTTTCGGCTGCGTCTGGTAAATAGCGATTGAAATCATCATTACTTAACATTTCTTTCAATTTCTCTCGGTAGTAGGCTACTTTCTGTTCCATTACATTCACTCTATTTTTTATTTTTAACTAAATACATTTATTTAGGTAAAAATCTACAAAATAAAATCTAGGCAAATAATAGATGTATCGATCAGGATATAACCAACGATATACGATAGGTAAACAGTCCGAAGCAACCATCTTGCCTATTATCAAAGAATATTTCAAAAGAGAAATCATACCCACAGAAGACAAGTATAATGAGTTCGATTTCAAGGATGACATCTATAATTACGAACTCAAAACACGAACTAACACGATGAAAGCCTACCCGACCACAATGACCACACTAAACAAGTGTAAACCGAACTCCATTCTCCTTTTCAAATACACGGATTGTCTCGCATACATTTCCTACGATGAGGAACGATTCAAACAGTATGAAGTCAAAGCCTACACACGATACGAAGACCGAGAGAATAGAGATCACATTTTTATACCAGTTCAAGACTTAACAGTTATAGAAATTCCTGAACCATCTGATGGAGATATTTGAAATAGCGTGGTGTCTTATATATTTGAACCTCGTAAGGAAATTCGCACTTGTAATGGTTTGTAAAAATATAATAGTAAAATTTGTCTCGGTCTTGGTCCATTATTTCAAAATCAACCTTCCTCAATGCTTCATCAATGGTGTCAAAACTCATTTCTAATTATACTAACAGATTATTTTTTATTTAGATTTTTCTTTAAATATATAAACCAATAGACTGAACTTGATTCTGTGAGAAATTCCCTAATCTTTTCTTGAAAGTTTCTCTCAATCATTCTTAGGAAATAAATTCCTTAAAACTATATAGAATGATTCGACTCTTTTGTGATTTTTACTTGTAGATTTATTACAAAGAGAAATCTATAAGGAAAAATAAAATGAAATCTAATTCAATAATAATCTTCTCGTAAGAATTTATAAATTTATACTTATTAAATCTCTTTGTAAGAAATCAACAAGTAAAAATCTAAAGAAATTCGCTTAAGTATTTTATTGATTAATACGGTAATAATCAATAAAATATAATCAAAAACTTATCTTAAAATACTTATTTATAGGAAGGCATTTCCTTAACCGATTTTCGTAGCAGTCCATTCAAGAATTTGCATTGTAGCACCGAATGTATCAGTCCAAGCAAAGAAATTGGGCGATTGGAAACCAGTTTCACTCACAAAATACGTAGTAAAAGTAACATTAGGATTAGCATTTGCTCCTGAATACGCTCCGTAAGAACCATACGGCGGTTGAGTGACGACTGCATCATTCACAATTCCAAGTTGACATTGTGCTAGAGGAGTTCCAACAAATTTTGATACACAACTAACCATATAGATTCCTAATGGTAGCACAATAGCACTTGTAAAGAAAGAACCTGCCCACGTCCCACCAGAAGGAATAGTCAGGGCTGCAACCGATTCCGATTGTGAAATGACAGTCCCCACAGACCCAGAAGGAACGGGATACGCTAATGTGACGTAGGTTGGTTTGAGTGGTGCGGAATTGCTAATCGTCACAGCAAAAATATCACTCGTTGATGTCAAATCTACACAAGTCATATTTGCCGTTGCGGTCACATTCGCACCCGTGACCGTTCCCGAAGCGGTCATCGTTACCGCCGTAACCGTCCCCGCAGTAATCAGATTCGCACCCGTCACATCACCAGTTGCGGTCACATCGTCCGTTGCGATAAGGTCAACACAAGTAATATTGGATGAGGATACAATCGGGATTGATGCTGTCGCACTTGTTGTAAGAACCGCATCTAAACCTGGGGCAGTGGTAGCGTTCGAAATCCAAGTCGGCTGACCAGAAGCGTTGGAACTCAACACTTGTCCAGCAGTTCCTACTGATCCACTCAAAGAGAGTCCTAAAGGGGCTGTCAATTTTACAGGAGCAGAAGCATTGGTGATACTGTCGACATTGACTAAATCCAACTGATTCATATCAATGTTAAGGTTTGCCGTATTACCATTGGTAAGCACTTGAGCAAGGGTCAACTGACTCGGAGTTTGAGCGAAAGCACCAGAATAAAAAGCCTGTAGGGAACTCATATATATCTATAAGAATATAAAATTTTTCCGAAGATTTATTTATTGTCTTAGTATAATGAATCCTATCAATCTACCTGAAAAACTCTATTACGATGTGATAATGAGTAATGTTTCAAATCAAAACATTCGTCCTATACCCGCAAGATATAGCGAAGCACGTAATCAGGCTTTCCTAGATAATCCTTCTGAATATTGGTTGTCTATTCTTAAACTTACAGCAGATACTCAAAGTTTACCTGTATGGCGATGTATCATTCAGCCTCAATCACCTGATCCCAATTTAAGTGTTTATTCCATTACATTGACCTTTGGAGGTTTCTCTTTTCAGGCCTATTTACAATATGAATCTCAAAATCAAGCCATCCTTGTTCCACCTGCACCTTCAGTCAATGGAGGCATTCAAAACAATTCGACCCTCTATTACGATGTCTATAATTATCAATATGTCCCGTATCTTTTTAACCAGACATTTATATCAGCATTTGCGGGGCTGAGTGCTTTAGTCGGTTTGCCGACCATTCACGCCCCAGTAATGACATATGATACCACGAATCAAACCGCTATCATTTACGCTGATTCAACCGCCTATAATGGAGCGGATACGGTAGGGTCGATTGGTATCTATTTCAATTCGGCGACGGCAAACTTGTTTAGCAGTTTTCCTTTATTTATTACGAATCTTACCTCGGCTACAGGCGAGAATTTTGAATTACAAACGACCCTTTTTGCCGAGACCAATTTAGGTCTCTATCCACCTGTTTTGCCTGTAGGTTCACCCATCGTTCAATATCCTTGCTATACCCTATATCAAGAGATTCCCACCGTTCAACAGTGGAATCCCATTACCGCATTGGTTCTCACGTCAACTTCTTTGCCTGTTTTACCCAATAATACATCAGGATCGTTGACTGTCAATGATATTGCTTCTAGTCCTACCACCATACCCGTGAACAACAACAACAATACTCTAGCCATTCCCATTTTAACCGATTATTCTACGGAAGGACTCTATAAGAACTTTTTGTATTACGTCCCTACGTCCGAGTATAGGAGACTTCAGTTGTATGGTTCAACCCCTTTGACTTCTATTGATTTGGAATTGTTTTGGCGTGACCGTTTAGGAGGATTGAACCCTTTTATCATTTCTTCGAATACGACCATTTGTATTAAAATGCTTTTTGAGAAAAAGTCAGCGATGACAAATAAATACTGATTCGACAAAAAATTATATATTTATAAAGTATAATGAGTTCTAATTTTCACTCTGTGCTTGTTGAAGACAATATCATCAGTCAAATTACAGATGAGGTAACCTTTGCCGTCCAGTCTAGCGGTCAGGAAAATTACCAACAATTCGCCGCGACTAGTGTTAGCACTAGCAACATCACCTTTAACGCCCAAATCCCCTCGCAAGAGGTCGTTCTAGATCGCAATATGTTACTGTCTTCCAATGTGAGTTTTACCGTCAGTATCGGACAGTCGGGAACGTTTGCGACGGCTTTCGCTGCCCTTCCTACGGATGGAACAGGTGTTTTTTTCGACTACGGAAACACCGAAGCCTTTGGTTCTTACCCGATGAACAGTTTGATTACTACCGTTTCAGGAACAATTAACAACGTGTCGGTAAACAGCCAGACCCAAGATACTCTAGCAACTCTTCTCCGCCTGAACGATGCTCCTCTGATTTCAGAAACCAACACCAGCACGGCAACCCTCCCCGATTTCTATTACGCCTCATACGGTGATGCGGTCATTAACGATTTCTCGTCCTCCAACAATCCTCTAGGAAACGTTCTCCAATCCTCATTTGATGCCGTTTACTTTGGTCGTGGAACAGTCCCCGCAAAGATTGCGATTATCCAGTATGACGCTGGAGGCGTTGCTGTTCCTGACTCTAATAAAAAATATCGTGTTGCCACTGCAGTTCGTGCCGTTGTGGAGGTCAATGTTCTCCTTGTTGAACCCCTGATGACTCTCAGTCCATTCGTGAACAATGCTTCAGGAACGTCAGCTGGACTTTACGGAATTAACCAGATTTCACTCAATATCAATGTGGACAACAACTGTCGCCGATTCTTCCGAACGGCTCGGGTGTTGGGTGCTACTGCACCACCAAATTCGCCACAGGGATTTTATACTCCATCCTTCATTCAATCCATTACCCTAGGTACTTCGGGTCTTACATCGGGGTATCCTGCTTCTACGGGTATTGTGGCGAACAACGCTGGATTTTCCAATTGTCAGTTGCTTTCTCGTTTCCTGACCCTCCAGCCGTCGCAAGTGACTAAACTCAAGTCTAGTCGTAACAGTGTGAGTTACACCGAAACTCCTCGCTATTTGACTCTTCAGGGTTCACAGTCTGCGGTAACCTCCCGATTTGCCACTGGTGCTGACCCTCATCAACCTCAAACGACTCAAGTCATCACGTCCAATCTTCAGTTGTCCCTCATTCCTGACAAGATTGTAGTCTGTGCGAGAATCCCAATGAGTCAACAGTCTTACGGAAACTCGGACTCTTTCTATACGATTCAGTCCGCAACCATTCTGTTTAACTCGGCAAGTGGTTTGATTTCGTCGGCTACGCTTACGGACATTTACAAACTTTCTCGTCGGAACGGTTCATCTCAAAACTTTTTTGAGTTTTTTGGGATGGCTTCTCGAAATGGTGCGGACAAAAACGAAATGGTGGGAACTATTGGCTCTATTCTCATCATTGACCCAGTAAAAGACCTTTCTTTACCAGAATTCTTGTCGAATTCTTCAAGTGGGTCATTTAATCTCCAGATTCAACTGAATATTGTGTGTAATTACGGATTTTCACCAGATAACCCAACTTATCCTGTGGAGATAATGACGACTACGGTGAACTCGGGTATTTTCACCTGTCAGTCGGGGGTCTGTTCGTCAGAAGTCGGTGTCCTCAATAAGGAGGTGGTGCTGAATACCAAGATGAACACCGCACCAGAATCGATATTGATGCAGTCCGAATATGAACGTCTTATTGGTGGTCGCCGTCATCAGATGTCTCGGTTCAACAACCCTGCTCTGATGACGCACAGGCGAACCAACTCAATGTATCAACCAAAGATGCATATGGGGGCGGGTGTATCAGGCGGGGTGATGTCGGGAGGTGTGATGTCGGGTGGTCGTCTTTCTCGCCACATTCGTTAAAGGAAGTAAGGATTAATCAAAATTTATATTCAAAATTATTATAGTTATATACTATAATGATTCGTCAGATTGAGAGAACCACCCCACACCGCCACTACATCGCATCGTATGAGGACGCTATTACCCGTAAATCTGTCGCCCACAATCCATTTGAAGAGCCAATGATATTTAGCGGTATTGGTGCTGAACTCCTCGGAGGTTCTCACTATAGCCAACAAACGGTTGAAAAAATATTCGAGAATCGGGAATATCACAGGGGTTTTCCTTTGCCTGACCTTCGGTTTCATCCCGATACATTAGCAGTGGGTGAGAATCGACTCAAAACGATTTACATTCCATCCAAAAAACCTGTACAGATTGACCAGCAAGAAGAAGAAGAAGAAGACTCTGCTGACAATGCGGTTCTAGACCGTTTGTTTTCAGGCGGAAGACGAAAGAGAAAGGGAAAGAAATGAAAATTATTTATATCTTATAAGTATAATGACTCGGGATAATACGTTAATCCAAGACCCAAACTCTTTATTCGCTATAAGTCGGGCTTTACGGAAGCGAATCGTTGAAACAGACCCTAACCCTGAACATCGTAATGATGCGATTCGTGATGAAAAACATATTGCTTACAAATCACAAGGTAAAGCTGGAATTGAAACCTTCAAGTATGATATTCTTACTAGTTTAGAACAATTGGATAATATGTTTTTGGAATTAGAAACAGTTGTACCTAAAATCACAAATGACCCTGCTAAGCCACGAGGAAGACCCAAAAAAGGTGCGGGTTTAGTAGGCGGAAAACGGTGCTGTTTTAATTCAGCGTATTGTAATGGAACGGCACACTATCGAAATCCTCGAATGACAGGCGGGGCTTTACCAGACCTACCCTCTGACCCAACGATACTGCTCAATTTAAATAGGTCATTGAACACAGTTGGAGAACTTTCAAGAACGTTAAAGAAACTTCTACGAAGTTTTTTACCACAAGTCGAAAGAGCGTTGGAAAGGTATCAACAAGGAGCGTTGACCAATAATGAACTTATAGACATATTGGATTCAGCCTTCCAAACTCTTGACCAGAAGGATGTTGACAAATTAGCGGGTGATGAATCGGACGCAATGACTGATATATATGATGCTTTAACTGGTTGGTTTGAAACATTACCCTTAAACGCACCTGAATCCTTGGCTGAACCTCTAGTAGCACCAAAAAAACGAGTCATTACTGTTTCGGCTACAGCAGGAAATGAGTTCGTTGTTTCTACGTTATCCAAAATCAATATTCTTCTTATCAAATTGATTGCCGAATACAACGGTAAAATTCTACCGAACTACAAGAAATTTTTACAGTCCGATTTAGAGGAAATCGCCAATAAAGTGGCTGATTCACAAAGACGATTTCGTGAATTAAAAGACGATTACTTAGAAAGGTTTTCAGAAGGAGCAAAAGCGTCGAATACGGATAAATTTGTAGATACCATTGACAAAAATTTCAATAAATTTACGGGTCTTGTTTCTCGTAGTATTGCGAACTTTGTAAATCCGAATCTTATATTTTTACCAAACTTCTCTCAACAGTTAATCGGGACGTACGCTGACCCAAAAGAATCCTTCAATTTACAACAAACCACAGAAGAAAGAAAGGATTTCGTGTATAAGGTCAAACGACTCGCTAAAGAATATACAAAATTGGAGGAAAAATTATTAAAAACGAGAGACGAAGCATTCTACCCCGCACAAGAAAAAAAGGATAAGATAATGACGATATTGAGTAAATACTACGCAAAAAGGGATAAAAGACCATTAACAACGAAAGAAGAAGCAAATATAGTGATATATGAACGCCAAGTTAGGACACTATCAAGTGTGATCGATAAGTCTGTTGAAAAGATGGAAGAATACCGTGCTTCTTTAGATGATATAGAAGCGTTGCCTGAATATGCTTTCTTTGGTGCTGTTTAATTTTATCCTTCTATACTATATGAAAAAGGTTTCTGATTTGAATAATCAACTAACCAAGGAATTCTACAAACTCAATATTGGTCGAGAAATAAACCTGATTGGAAGCAGTAATAAACGAGAGATTTTGTATAATTCAGATTACGATTTGGAAAGTCATTTCACCGCAAAAAACAAAGAGGAAATGTTACAACAAATCTATCAACATTTTAAAAAAGTATTCATTCAAGCCAAGAAAGACCCCAACGTGTTCATTGTCGATTTTAAATGTGGCGAGATAGATGGCGAACCCATACGTTGGTCGTACGCCGATATGATGAAAGGGACTAAATCAGGAGTTCACTTTACGGAATGCTTGATGATGAAATCTACCATTAAATTGGATGAAATATACCTTTTGAATGGTTCTTTTGTCGATATTACAGATAATTACTATTTTAATATTGGAGGTCATCAGAACTCACCTAAACCCACTAAAAAAGAGATGATAGAGGGTATCAAAGAAGACGCAAAAGAACTTTTAAAAGAAGGAAATTATTACAAGGCTTTGAAACGACTCTATCTTATCAAACCGAGTCAAAAACTTATCGACTATTTTAACTCAGAAGTGGGCATCATCAATAAAGCGAGGGCTGACCTTGATATTCTTCTTATTTTGAATGAACAGACATTCAGGAAACCAAAGATGACCGATTTGAACGGAGATCTCCAAATTATTAAACAAGATTTGAGTTATACACAAGTAGATTTAAGTAAGGAGTTGGACAAGGCGACAGCAACCCATACAAAGAAATTTGAGTTGATACAATCCATCCGAGACAAATTATTTGAAATCGTCAATCAAGACGCAAAGAAATATTTTAAGAAATTGGAAAAATCTGAATAAAAATATATACTGTTATATGTAATATGTCCAATTTTAGGCTTACCTACGAAAATTCAGGCGATGTTCTTGCGGTAGTTCGAAAAGGTAAGAAAGCCGAGTCTATCTTGTGTTTGTCTGATTCAGCAAGAAGTGGGGAATTAGAAATGGACTTAAAAGATGGAGAGAAGTTCGAACCTACCCCTAATATAAAAAAAGAACGTGATGTTTTGTATATCTTTGGTCAATCTGGTTCAGGCAAGTCCTTCTACGTACAAATGTATGCGAAAAATTACAAAGTAATGTACCCCAAGAATCCTATATATGTTTTTTCTACTTTGGCGGATGATAAAGAAGGTTTGGATAAAATCAAGGGAATCAAAAGAATCAAATTAGATGCTGAATTTATCAATGATGCGATTATTCCAACAGCAGATTTTTCAAATTCACTTGTGATTTTCGATGACGTAGATAATATTTCAGATAAAAAAACAAAAGCCGTTGTATGGACTTACTTGAACAATATGCTACAAACAGGTCGTCATTTTAACATTTCAGTGGCTTTAACCTTTCACGTGTCCGCTGGAGGAAATCAAACCAAGATGATTTTGAACGAAGCCACTTCTCTCACTTTTTTTCCAACGACCATTGGTGGAAGAAATCTAAAATATATTTGTGATTCGTACCTCGGGATGGAAAAGGAACAAATCAAAAAATTGAAGAAGATAGAAACCCGATGGATCACCGTTCACAAGACCTATCCCAAGGTGATTTTGAGTGAGAAGACCGCCTTTATTTTGAAGAACGATTAGACTATTTTTATACCATCTTTGTAAATTTGTTGTCTGGTTTGTTGAAGAGGTAAGCAAATTATTCCTCCGTGTCTTGTAGTAGTCATTCCATCTCTTCCATTCACATCATTAAATGGAGTCATCTCGGCTTTCTCTTGATGAACGAGTCGGAGATGCCTCTGGTATGCTTTATTGGCTTCTTGTAGTTGTTTTCGACATACCCAATCGCAATGAGGGCATTGAGTCGTTCGCATTTGTCCACCGTAAGATTTAGGCATTTTGATATGATGAGATGAGGTGGTTGATTTTGAATCAATTTTATTTGATATGATGAGGTGGTTGATTTTGAATCAATTTAAAAAAAAAAGAGTCGCTCCTCTTTTCTTTTTGTATTGGGATTTAGAGTTTAGTGAGCCACTTGAAAATGGTGTCCCGAGATTCCTTGTGTTTAAAGAAGTAGATGAACCCGCTGACAATGAACTGACAATCATCAAATCCAAACCCTAGCGGGTCAAATCCCAAGTCTTTGGTTTCGTGTCCACATACGAGGATATGCCACTCTTCCCCATTGATGAGTTTGGTCTGACAGTTGGCTTCGAGAAACTGTAATTTGTCCCCCCCTTTCATCTGTTTCTTCCAATCCTTTGCTTGTTTCCGCATTTCTTCGTTGTTCGCCCACATCGCCTCTTTTGCTCCTCGATGATAATAGAAGCAAGTTTCCCCTCGTTTCTTCTCCCTATCTTTGACGATGGTTTTCAATAGACCCCGAGCCTCATTGGAAGTTACCACTGTACCCAATGGGCTGGTTTGTATTGCTTTGGCCTTCCACTCTTTGTAGTCCTCCATTTGTACCTTTTTCTTCTCATTCACTGGAGTTACGGTAATGAGGTACGGTTTATTTACATTATTCTCCTCAAACTTCTTAGGATTGTGTTTTTTGCTGAAGAAACAGATGTGGGTGTGTTTCCCATTGATGTTGCCCATCGCCCATCGGTTTCCATATTCACAAGTCCAACGCAAAGGTAAGACATCGGGAACACTGCGGAGATAGTCAATCACACCGAGGTGGGTCTTCTTGTCGAGATGCCATTCATCCTCCTCGCCTATCAGGATGGCGGTCTTCTCGCCGAGGACTACTTTGGGGTTTTTTGCGACAAGTTCGAGCCACAGAGCGAGTTCTTTGCGTTGGATTTCAGCCATTTGGTTGCGGGTATGCTGTCAAAAGTATTTTCAAAATCGAATCAATTTTATTTTTGGATGAATACTTCAAAGTCTTAAAATACTTAAAAGTCTTAAAATAAAATTGATTCGTTTTTCATTCCTCTGTTGATGTCATATAAAGATGTCTGTGCGTGAAAAGTTTGAAAAAGAAGCCACTGATGCTGTCATTTACTACTTGGATGAACACCAAGAGTGGAAAAACTTCAACAACGACGAACTGGACGAGTACAAGGAAACAATGATTCAAAGTCTCTTTAACGAAGAAGTCGAATACGTAAACGACATTGACTGTCGCAACAGTGTGGATGACAACTGTTTGTGGATGTGCGAAGTCATCGACTTTGTGATGGAACGAACGGCGGAAGAGGGGGAAACACCTCGCACTACCTGCGTAGCAATGTTCAACCTATACCATTACTACATTGGAAATGACTTGGTTTATAACGAATGGGACCATCTCGTTCAACTTTATCGGGACTGGGACGAAAGCAAAGAGAACAACAACTAAAAATAAAATTGATT